CGCCGGGTACATTCGGCAAAGTTCCCCGTCGGCGTGGTAGGGGACCGCCGCGGCCCCCTCTTTGACCGCCTGCGCCTGTGCCAGCAGTTCGGTTTGGTCGTGTTCGGTCAGGCTGTAATGGGACCCGCCCACGTCAACCCCGGCGTAAATCGCCGCGGAACACTCCGCGCCGATCTCCTGTTTCTTCACGGCGCGCACCTGTTCAACGTCGTTCCAGTCGGAGGGCGGCTGGATTCCCAGCCGCTCCAGCCGCATTCCCCGAATACTGTCTTTCTTGTGCTGAATCATTCAAAATTCCCCCCTACGGACGAAATGAAGCAATCGCCGGTTGCCGTGTTCCGCTGAACCTTGATACGGAAGTTAAAGCCCCATGCGGTCGCCGTCTTTGTGGTGTTGCTGAAAAAGAATTTGCTTCCGCTGGTGACGGCCTGCGTCACGTCCTCCCACGTGGGGGAAGCGTCGTTGCCGTTGTTGCAGGCTTCCACGGTGAACGTTGCCCCCGCGGGAATCTGCCGGGCGACGCTCATAATGGCCTTTGTAACCGCGTCGTCGGTTTCCAGCGGGGTCGCAAGCTGAAATTCGATTTCCGAAACGTTCTTGCTGAACGTGTATGTCCGGGTGGCGCTCCCGCCGGTCCCGTCGTCGGCGGTGATCGTCAGCGTATGGGACCCGTTGGAAAGCTTCACCCATTCCGCCGCCGTCACGCTGAAAGAATATTCCTGCCCGCTGGTGGCGGTATACGTCCGCTTCACGGTGTCGTCGATCTTTTCCGTCACGGTCAGCGTTTGCCCGCTGTCAACGTCCGTCACGGTGTACGCCTGCGAAAATGCCCCCTCTTTCTCCCCAAGGCTGGCATTTGCCCCGCTGATCGTGGGCGGCGTGTTATGGATAACGGCCCGCGCCGGGCTGGTGGTGTATGCGGATTCCGCTCCGTTGTTGTCGTATGCCTTGACCCGATACGCGACGGTCTGCCATGTCGCGCTGGCGGTGTCGGTGTATGCGCGGTTGATTCCCTTGTAAACCTGCGCCCAGCTTCCGTCGTTGGCTTTCCGCTCCAAAATATACCCGGACACGCTTCCATCTTCATCCGTGGAAATCCCCCACGTGACCGCGACGTTCTGCCCGCTTAAAACCTGCGTCGGTACATTGATACTTCCGGGGGCGGACGGCGCACGATTCCAGATGATTGTATATGCGCCGTCGGAATCCGGTGTATCAGATACCAAGATTTCAGATTTAAGATTACAAAGCGGGCGCGCGCCCCCGTAGCCGTCGTACGCGTTGCTGACGTTCAACTCGCCGGAGGAAAGGACGTTGCGGACGTAGTACGAATTCGACGCGTAAGCGTCCGCAAGCCACCAATACCAAAACGAATTTGCGTTGAAACTGCTGTTCGTGTACTCGCTTTTCGACACGCATTCCGCGGTCGGCTTTGCCTGCCTGGAAGCGTTGTCGGTGAACAAGGCCAGCTTGCTCCCGCACGTGTGATCGCCGTTCAATCTCACTTCCGTACAGGTGGCAAAAAAGATTTTGTCGGTACAGGTTTCCGTACCGCCGCCGTCCACGCTTGCCTTGCCGACGGTGTGCGTGGTGTTCAGCAAGGCCGCAAGGAAGTTCGCGGAGAACCCCGCAAGGAAGCCCGCTTCCCCGTCGTATTCGTTGTAATTGCTCCATACGTTGGCATTCGACGGGGGCGCGTCGGCGCTGTGCTGGGCGGCGTACCATTGCCCCGCCGCCGCGCCGCTGTTCAGCCATTGCCGGATATTCGAGTAAATCCAGCGGTTGTTACCGTAGGAACGGCGGTTGCTGTCACTGTTGCCGCTCTCGATAGCGTCAAAGCATTTCAGCGAAATAATGCGTTCCGTAATCAGGGTGACGGAATTTGCGGGATAGCCCGCGTGGTTCTTGTCGGCAATCTTCCAAATGATCGGTTTGCCGTTGTAAAGTGTGCCGGTGTCCTTGACAAGCGCGCCGACGGCCAGCGTGCTTAATGCTTTAGCCATTATGCCGCACTCTCCTTTGAAAAGATTTCCGGGAATAGGTTCATGTAAAGTTCGTCCATTTCCCGGATAAGGTGATAGCAGTTGCCTTTTTCCGCGTGGCTCCGCCAGCTTCCGTAGGATTGTTCAACCTTTTTCAAGGTGATTTTCCCGGAATCCAGCAAATACCGTTGTTTCTTTAGCTTCTTCTGTTCATTGTTCTTGCTTGCCCTCCTTACTTTCCGAATCACCTTGCCCGTGTCGGTCAAATATGTATGGAATCCAAGGAAATCAATACCGTTCCGCAACGGGAAAATGTTCGTTTTATTGTTCAAAGAAAGCCCCAGCCCTGCGACATACTTTTCAATCTCTTTCCGGCAATACTGCAAATACGCCTTGTCCTCATGGATTAAAAAGAAATCGTCCATATATCGCCCGTAATACTTGATTTTTAGCTTTTCTTTGATGAAGTGATCTAACCCGGATAGATACATAACCGCGAACCATTGTGAAGTTTGGTTCCCGATAGGAATTCCGGGGTCCGGCGTGCTGTCAATGATTAGGTCGATCAGCCACAAAACGTCGGGGTCCTTGATGTACTGCCGGACGATTCTTTTTAAGGGGTCATGCCGAATCGAATAGAAGTATTTTGAAATATCGCATTTCAAAACCCACCCGTCGGCGTATTCGGAGGGCGAAAGCCGCGGCAACTCCTCCTCCCGGCTTTCTTGCTCCGCCTTTGCTTTCCTTGAAAAGTAGTAGGAACGCATGAATTCTTCAAGCCTGTAAAGCCCGTCATGCGTCCCGCGCCCGCGCTGTGAAGCGTAGTTGTCACGAATGAAGCTTCTTGAAAACGCGGGTTCTAAAACATTGTCACATAAAGAGTGCTGAACAACCTTGTCTTTGAACGCGTTTGTCATTACAATGCGTTCTTTCGGTTCGTACACCTTGAAAACGAAATATGCCGACATGGTGTACGTTTTCGTTTTCAGCAATTCAGATAAAAGGGAAAGGGCCTCCAGCAAATTCGCTTCAAACTTTGCAACGCTGGGTTTCCCTCGCTTTCCCCTGCGGGCTTTCAGGAACGCCGCGTAAAGGTTCCCGAAATCGTACACCCTTTGAAAATCGCTTGTTTGCTCCATAAATGGAAACTCCTTGCCGTGTATAGAATCGGCGTTTCTTCGGGCGCAATGCGCCATGAACAACGCTTCATCATCGGACCGCGCGGCGCGCCCGCCGCGTGGCGGAAGCCGGTTCCCGTGGGCCTTGCTTCACCAATCCTGTATTTACCCCCGCCCTCTCACCGCGGCGGCGGGATATGCTTTCCTTTGATAGTGTTCCTCTGCTTTCGGCCTTTCGGCTTACTCGTTCGCGGTGTTCCACCAAAGCGGGCGCGCGCCCCTGTTGCCGTTGTACGCGTTGTTGTTGTTCAACTCGCCGGAGGAATTGACGTTGCGGACGTTGTACGAATTCGACGCTACAAAGCATACCCCAAGAAAAGCGCCGCCCGTCAATAGGGCGGCGCGCTTCTCCGTTGTCCTGTGACCCGCTCCCGGTCTTTCTTTCTCCAGCTTGCCGCCATCCGTTTTACCTCGACGACGTAATTTGTCCATGCTTCGCATTGATCTTTTGAAATCAGGCCGTTTTCAAAGGAAATTTCAATCAGGAATAGAACGGTTTTACACTTCGTCAACGCCTTTTTCTGTTCGTACCGGCGTTCCCTGAATTCCTGCGGGTCGGAAAGGTCAAGTTCGTTTGCTTCCTGAATGTGCTGGAAAATATCAATCACAAGGTTTTGCAGGCGGTTCACGACTGTAAACCGATACTTTTTCGGAAAGCGACGGTCGCCCGTCATTGTGAACGTGTGCTTGACTAAATCTTTCGCCTTTGTGATTAGAATAAATTCGTTCTGTTCTCCGCCCTGTTGCGGTTGACGGTTTCCCCCGTTCCGGGGTTTCTGCTCCATTGCAAGCACCGCCTTTCACGGATTTTTTCAACCTCCGCCGGGTCGCCCTCCCACGTGAACCCGTGTTCTGTGACGGTTAGAACCGCCTTGTTCCCGGTGTAGGTGGTCCCGCTGATCGTCAGCGCGTCAGCGGCCCCGCACCATTCGCAAGGCGGTTCTATTTCGACAAACAGGTTCCCGATTATGCAGGACAGTTCCCGCCAGGTACACGCATATTCCGTCAACATTCAATCCGCTGTCTGTCGGCGTTCCAAATGCCCTTTGTCAGAACGATTCCGTCCAGAGAATCAAAGGACACAAGATACGGATTGCCGGTGATGTTGTTAAAAATGCCGTCCTCCACGCGGGCAACGCGGCTTTCAAGGCTTGTCGCCGTAGCAAGCGCCGCCGCCGCGTCCGCCGCCGCCTGCGCCGCCTGCGCCGCGCCTGCGGCCCACGCCGCCCGGTCCGCCGGTGTAATATGTACGCCGTCGTTTTCCGTGTGTGCAATCAGGCCGGAAATTGCGGTGTTGATATTTTCCATGCTGGCGTGGCTTACGTGAATATCGCTGTTGTTGACATGGTTGTTCAGGTCGGTAACTTCCGCCTTTTTGTCAAAGGCGGTCTTGTGCGCCGCCTGCGATTCATCGTGTTCCCGCAAATCCTTTTTCGTGGCGGTGATCGCGTAGGGGTCCACGATAAAGGTAATTGCGCCGGTGTTGGAAATCTCAATGTGCATAAGCATTTCGATTTCACCCGCCGCGCCGCTGGTAATCACGACTTTTTCCGTGTCCGGGGTGTTGCAAACCGCAATCATGTTCCCCTCTTCGTCCTTTACGCACATTTCCCGGATAGTCCAGCCGCCGACATTGGACGGGATCACCGCCAGAACGTCAATGATGTTCGGGGAATCCTCATTGACGGTTACACTGTTGATCGCCCCGCTCCACCGCTCATTCTTTAATTCCGTCATGTCTGCCGTGGGCTGGTAGTAGTAGCCGCCGCCGTCGCCGACGGCAAGCGTTGTGATATTGATTTTCTGCCCCTCCAGCACCGCGTCCCGAATCAGGCGCGTTCCAAGGTCGGTTACAATGGTTCCGTATTTCTTTTCATCAGGCATTTTTTACCCCTCTTTTCTGAATGGTTGAATTTCCAGTTTCCACAAATGCCGGGTATATGCGCCGGTCAGCACCCCCGCACCCGCGGTTAAATGGTTGATTAGGAGCGGTTCGACTTCAAGCCGCTGGGCGTATTGTGCATATCCGCCGATCAGCGTTTTCCCGCCTGCCGTGATTGCTTCAACAAGTTTCGGCCTGATTTCAAGCCGCTGGGCGTACTGTGTATATCCGCCGATCAGGGACCGCGCTTCCGCTTTCAGGTTTCGGGTCAGGAACGGGCGGATTTCCAGACGGCGCGCCAAAGACAGCGAACCGCCGACAAATAGCGTCCCGCTCGTTTCGATGTCCTCCGCAAGATAAGGCCAAACCTCCAGCCGGGTCCCTATGGAGTGATAGCCCACCACGTGGACCGCCGTTTTCTTCTCCACCTTGAACCGTACAGCTTCCAAATGGGACCGCAAATTTTTATAGAATATGACCCGCTCCAAAACCGCCGCTTGCTGTGCCGCGGTTACGCCGTTTTCTGTGGCGTTGATAATGACCCGGAACGTGTACGGGTCGCCGTCGTACTCGAACCACTCTTCAACCCTTGTTCCGGGGAATACGGCCCCCAGCGCGGTTTCTACGGCGTACTTTGTCCCCAGCCGCCGGTGAATCTTCACGCTGTCCTTGATGGTCTGCCGCTTTACCTCAATCGGGTATGAATGATCGTACCAGTCAACGTGTAAATCGTAGGCCAGAATATCAAGGGTCTGTTCGTCCAGTTCGTCAATCCGGGCGTAAATGATATTTTGCCGGATTTGCCGGGCGGTGATCTGTAATTGCTCCGCTATGGCCCGGCCCAGCGCGTTGATCTCCGGGTCGTCTTTCAGCGTCGGAGGAAGCGAACGGGTGAAGTCAACGGAATAAATGTCGCTGTTATTCACTCTCCGCACCCCCGTTCACAACCGCCGTCGTCCCGATCACCGCAACTGCGTTATCGGCGACGGTGGCGAACGCGGGGGACCGTACTTCAACGCGCTTTGCGCCCGTCTGCATAAGCAGGGAAACCAAATAGGACGGGTTCACGTCCCGCCCCATCTTTGCGGCCTGCCACCGCTTATACTCCGCAACGGCGGCGGTGACGTTCTGTGCCACCGCTTCCGGCCCCAATGCTCCGCCCGTTTGCGTGTAGTATGTCACGTCGATGTTATACGTGACCGTTTCAGGGGCCTTTACGGTGACGTGATCGGTCAGGGGCCGCACCTTGTCCGCATTCAGGACCCCCGAAACCGCTTTCAAGGTTTCTTCTCCCGGCAACTCTCCGCCCGCCAGCAGAACCCGCACGTCTACTTCCCCCGGCTCCGGGGAAGTCGCTTTCACGTCCACGATCAGCGCCGACGCGCTCTTTGCGTGATACTCATACCCCCCCAGCGGCCCGGCGGTCGAAAATGTTTCCATGCTTTCACGAATGCGGGCATAAAAGGCCGCGTCGCTTTCCCAATCCGCGCCGCCCGCGCTTTCCGTCGTGTTCTCCGCTTTCTGGAAGTAGGGGAATATATCGACAAGTTTTGTGATCTGCCCCGGAATAAAGCCGTTTCCGATCTCCCCGGTTGTTTGGCATACTGCCGCAACTTCCCCGGTCAGGCTCCCCGCCGGTATAATCAGCGGTTCCGCCGTCGCAAACACGATTTCTTCCCCCGCCGACAAGCGGGTTCCCGCCGGAATCACGGTCGCCGTGTCCCGCTCCATGGACAGCGTGAATTTAATCTTCGTGCGTGCCGCTTCCGGCTCCAGCCGGTAAACGTCCTTGAAGAGTTCGGCAAGGGAATCTAAATATTCCCCCTCCGCATACCGCGGCAAATTCTGTTTTGCCGAAAAGTCGATGTTGACCCGCTCTTGAATGATGATGTCGGCAATCCACAAAATGAAAAGCCGCGCCGGGTCCGCCGGGTACAGCGTCCGCCCGGTGAACCGCTCATAAGATCGAATCAGGGCGTTTACAAGCGTTTCCGTGTCCGTGTCCACAAAGGAAATATTCGGGTATTGTCTAACGTTGTCCGTCAATTATGTTCACCTCCACAACCGGAATCAGCGCGCCCGGCCTGCTCCCCATCACGAACGACACGTTTTCAACCTCCGCCCGTGGTTCGTATTCCTCGATAGCGTCTAAAACCTCCGAAATCAGGACCGGCTGGGCCGTCTGAATCGGCTTGTCAATGAACCGTTGTGCAAGTCCAAATTTCCGGTCAAGGGTGACAGAAAATTTCGGCGTTGAAATAATCATTGCGACATTTTGCAAAACCTCTTCAACCGTGGATTCCGGCGCAAGGTTTATCTTTTTCAGGCTGAACGCCTTTACCACATAGGCCATATACCCCGCACCCCCTACCGCGCCGCATAAGAATTCATCGTGACATTGACCGACGCGACAAGCAGATTCCCCCGGTTGTCGTACCGTTCAAGGGAGTTTGAAAGCTTCGTAATGACCCATTTATTTGTGCCGTAGGCTTTCGGGCCGATCACAAGCCGGTGGACCTCTCCCCGCCGCATAGCTTTAAGCAGTTTTGAAACCTCCACAATCGGGTTCACGCCCAAAAACACGGAAAAGAACATGGAAAACGACATGGATTCCGTGTCCGTCCCGGTAAACTCTAAAAGGGGTTCTTTCAAATGCCGGTCGTGGGTTGCATATTTCACCCCGCTTTCCCATTTCAGGCCGTCAAAGGTTTTGACTGTCTGCCGCGAAACGGAAAAGGTAATATCCCCCCAGCTTCCGATAGTCGCCATTCGCTCAAATCCCCCCTATCACGTAGCCGTCGCCGTCGTCCCGCGGAATATAAATGCAAAGCACGAATTGTCCCACGTATGGAATCCACGGATAGACCTTGACAACCGTTTTGTGGTGTTTCGTTTCGTCTACTCCATGCAACGGGCATTTATAATCAATGCTTTTTTCCGTCGTGATAACGTCCGGGCTGTCCGGGGCCGTTTTCACATAGCTTTCGCCCAGCCCCAAATCCCGCGGGGCGGAAGAGTATTGCGCGTCATAACTCCATTTTGCGCCGTCCACCCATTTCTCGACGGTAATCACGGGCTGGTTCGCAATGATCTTCAAATCCCCGGAAACAATCGTTTCCCCCTTGTCCTCAAAAATGACGCGGGCGGTCCGTTCCTCCACATTGACAGAGGAAACCCAGCCCGTCCGCACGATATTTTTTAAGACGTTCAAGTTCAGTTCGTCCATTAGTAGCCCTCCAGCACCCGGCGCAAGGTAATATCCGTTTTGTAACCTCCGCTTTTGGAAATGCTGTGCGTCGCGGTTTCTATGATGTATTTCCCGTCGAATGCTCCATAGCCGGAAACCTCCACCGTCACCCCGGCAACCAGCCGCGGGTCCCCGGACAAACTGAATGACGCTTTATATTCTGATTTGTTTTTTTGCCGTAGCCGCTTCATAGCAAGCTGGCGGGCCTCTTCACGGG